CGCGCCAGCGAAGACCACTTCGGCGGCCGGAGTGTTCGGAGCGACCGGGGCGGGGAGCAGGCCGAGAACGACGTAAGCCTGGACACCGACAGCGACCGGCTCGAACTTGATCGCGGAAGCCACGCCCGTGGTCGGGCTGGTCAGCAGCAAGCGACCCTCGCGGTCGTCGCGAGCGACGTTGGCGTAGAAGATGCCGTAGTTGGCCACGTCCGCAGCGAGGGCCGCGTTGATGGCCTGCGCCACGGTGACGGTGTTGAGCGTGCCGTGCGGCAGCACGATCGTCTCGGTGACACCGACCGCGTCGATGCGCAGCTTCAGGGTGTCGCAGGTGGCGTCGATGATGAACGGACCGAACTCGCCGCCCAGCACCTGGCCGCTGGAAGCGGCGGTGATGGTGATCGGCGCGTCATCGGGGATCAGGGGCACGCGGACCATCGGGGTGCCCAGGGGGGCCATCTCGGCGCCCTGGAGAGCAGCATCGCCCAGGATGGTGCCACGGTCGGAGACCACGTCCGCCCAGTCGACGGCGATGGCATCGCCGACGAGCCAGCGCAGCCCGGGGTCGTTCTTGTACTGCTTGGGCATCCGGCGCTTCATCTCGGAGAAGATGCCCTTCTGGATCGAGCTGCCCTTGACGTCGAGCTTGTGGGCGCCCTCGGTCAGCTTCGCCCAGCCTTCGAGGCGGCGGAGCAGGCGGTCGCGCGGCGTGGTGCCGGTGAGCGTGGTGTCGCCGTTGATCGCGAGGTCTTCCAGGTCGGTCGCGATGCGCTCGACCATGGTGTTCATCACGGTCTGCTCGAAGTCGTTCTGCTCGATGTTGCCCTGCAGGACTTCGGTCGTGACGTTCCAGGCGCTCCGCACCTTGCGGGCCGCCAGGGTGATGCGCTGGAACTTGGCGCGGCTCAGGTTGCCGGTATCGGTCGCCTCGTCCACCGACTCGGTGACGGGCTCACCGACCCACAACTTGTCGATGTCCATCAACGGCCGGGGCATCCGGATGAAGCGGCTGTTGGGCAGCAGCACGCTGAACTTCTTGACCAGCGTGATGAACTGGGTCTGCTGCGTCGGGTTCAGCAAACCACCAGAGAGCAGGTCACTGGTCTGGATTGCTTTTTCGATGACAGCTTCGTTCGTGTCAGACATCTTGACGTCCTCCTCTTTCCTTCTGTTTGCCAGCTACATGCGCTGGGTGGCCTGCTTGGCCGCCGGTGCGAAGATCCCACCCCAGGCGCCGCGCGAAGAGCCCGCGCTCTTCTCAACGACGGCATCGCTGGTGCCCCGGGGGCCGCTCTGGCTGACTCCAACCTTCTCGATGGAGGCCAGGCGCTTATCAAAGCTCTCAAGAGCTTTGCTGATGACCTCGAACTTCTCGTCGCTGGCCTTGACCACCGTCTCGGTGGCCTTCAGTATCAGCGTGCTGGCAGCCTCCATCGACTTGTTGAGCGTCTCGTCCTGGAGACTCTTGCTGAAGCCGGCAGCATCCGGAACCTGCGGCAGGGTGCCTGCGGCAGCCTGCGCGCTCTTGACGGCGGCCATGGACTGACCCACGGTCGGAGCCGTCACCGGGATCTCGCCGCCAACAGGCGGCAGGTTGCGGTGGTCGGTCACGGCGACGGGGGCCACGGCGGCATCGCCGGAAGCCTTGTCGTCAGCCATCGCGGCCTGGCCCGCGCTCTCGGTGGTGGGCGCGTAGAGCCCGCCATCGACGATCAGGGCAGCCACGGCACCGGCCGAATCGCCGGCCTGCCCGCCCTCGACCACCTGCTTGGCCAGCAGGTAGCGGATGTTCCACAGAGCGCCCTTGACGGCCTCGGCGGTCACCTGATCCTTGGGCGACTTGCTGAGCAGGTTCTCCCGCTGAGCCTTGCTGAGCAGGATCGCGATCTCGCGGACCATCTGCTCCTCGTCCTCGGCGGGGGTCTCCTCTTCGGCGTTCTCGGCCTTGGCGTCTTCGGCCTTGACCAGGCGCCGACGCATCAGGACCTTGGCGGCCTCCTCCTCCTCGGGGGTGGAGTCCTCTTCCTTGGCGTCCTCCGCCTTGAAGGGCGGTGCGGCGCCTGCAAACGCCTCGTCCTTGCTGACCGAGGTCATCTTGATCGTGGTGTCGTGCCCCGACCCCGTGGAGCCGGACGACTTGTCGCTCGTCTCGCTGCCACTGCCGCTGCCGCTGCTGTCGCTGCTGTCGGTCGTGGTAGTGCTGCCCGAAGACGACTCCTTGGTCTCGGACGTGGTCGTGTCACTCTTGCTGTCCGACCCCGAGGAGCTGTCGCTGCTGCCGCTGGTCGAGTCCATCCCCGGCCAGGTCTTCTTGCAGCTCTCCTTGGTCGTGGTGACCTCGTCCTTGACCCCGGGCTTCGCAGCGTCGGGCGACACGGCGCCCACCACTTCGCCCACCTTCTTGATGTTGCTCACATCCTTTTCCTCCTTCTTGCCCGGATCCATCGTGCTTCCTCCAGTCAAACTCTTCTTGAAGAGCCTGCCGACCGCCGCGAGGATTCCAGCACCCCGCGCCGCATCCTGAGCGAAGTCCTCCGGGTTGATGCTCCCGGTGGACTCGGTCTCAGGGGTTCCGCTCTCCGTGGTCTCGGGGGTTTCTCCGGTCTGATCCCCCTCGTTGTTCCCCGGAGTCGTCACCTTCTCGTCACCGTTCTCCTCTTCGTCCTGCTTCCGCACGTCCGTCACGCTGATCCCCTCCAGGCCCCCGCCGTCCTCGATGGACTTCATCACCGCCTCGACGAAGCTCGTCCGGGGGTTGGCAGCCTGGTTCTGGCGGGTGCAGGCAATGTGATCAAGGTCCAGGTCGTGGATCTTCCGTACCAGGCCCTTGTTGGTCATCTCGATGCTGATCGCCGACTTGTTCTTGAGGTTCAGCTTGCCGCCGATGGAAAGCTGGCGGGCACACCCGCCGCCCTGGATCTCCTTGAAGAGCTTCCGCGACTGCGGGAACTCCCCATCGAGCTCCACGTCCACAACCAGCTGCTTGACGACCTTGCCGTTCTCGTCCTTGGCGGTGCCCACGGTGCCATGGACGCTCTTGCCGAACTCGAAGGTCGAGCGGTGACTCTCCAGCAGCGGAACGCCCTTGAGGGCCTGCTCGGCCATCTTGTCGAGCGCATCCGTTGTCATCTGGTCCTTCTGGAGGTCGATACCGTCGTCACTGGCGACGGCGATCACGTGCATCTTGCCCTTCTCGTCTTGGTACGCCTTGGTAACGGTGGCGCCCGCTTCCCAGTTCACGAACTCTTTGGTCATTGACCCACCTCCTCCAAGCTACTGGGCTGCCTGCTCAGTGCCCTGGCGTCGCGCATCAGCTCGCGCGCGGTTCCCAGAGCCTCCACAAGTACCCATGCTTTGCTAGGCCCCTTGTTGACGCTAAGGCTGCGAGTATATCCGGACCCCTCTGAACCAGTCAAGCTATTTTCAGACGAATCCGAACTGGTTGTCGGGGACGTGGACGGGGTGCTGGGGGTCGACGACTCATCCGTCGAGGATGGCACCGACCCACTCTCCTCCGTTCCGGTCATGCCGGAAGGCTGGGGTGCCCCCCCCCCCCCCCCTGGCATCCCGCCCCCGGGTGCCCCGAACCCAGGCATCCCGCCGCCTTGATCTTGCTGACCCTCCTGCTGCACCTTCTGCTGGGCGCGTTGCACCTCCTTCTGATGCTTGACCTGTTCGTCGAACTCACCCTTGACGGCCTCGAACAGCTGCATGGAGAGCTCGGCCATCGCGACCTGCAAAGGCTTGTCCCCGAACAGGAAGTCCTTCGGGTAACGCGCTTTGCCGATGCTCTCACGAAGCTCGTTGGGGGTCAACGCCCCCAGCGAGGCGTAGGTCTGGTCCATCCGGGCGGTGTCCAGCGGGTCGGTGAGCTTGGGCCGCTCGAACCGGAACTGCACGTTGCAGTCCTCACCCAGGATGTCCCGCACGATGCTCTGGTTGAGGATGTACTCCTTCTCCAGGCGGTCGGGCTCGAACTCCTGCTCGTTGGTGATCTCGCGGCTGACCTGGGCCGAGGACTTGTTGACGTTCTCGGAGCTGAAGAACACCTGGGAGATCCCAAACGCCTCGCGGACCTCCTCGTCGTTGCTCTTGCGGTAGGTCTCGAAGCTGGCGTCCTCGGTCACGCCCACGGTCATGGGCTGCATCTGAATCTTGACCGCCTCGGCCTGCTGCTGGAACCCAACCTTCTGTGGCTCGGCCTGGATGACCATGACGCGGTGGGCGTTCTCGACGCCGCGCTGCTTGTTCTTGAAAAAGTCCTCGATCATCTGGACCGACTCGGTCGCCAGGCGCCCGCCGGAGATCATCAGGGCCATGCGCGGGACAGCGTCGTTCTCGAAGAAGTTCACGTTGCGGATGGCGGCCAGGCGGTTCCCAGCCACGGCCGGCGACGCGGACACGTAGCGCGGAGCGCCGTACCAGGTGCTCGTCGGGCTGTAGACCTTGAAGTGCAGGATCTCGGTCGCACGGTTGGACAGCTGCACGGCCTCGGCGTAGTCGCCCTTCTCGGCGTCCATCAGGCGGCCGTCACCGAACTCCTTGAAGTAGCGCTTCTGGTTTCCCCGGATCTGCACGAAGCCACCGATGACCTGTTCCTTGCCATCACGGGCCTTCTGCACCCGCACCCGGATCGTCACGGACGGCACGTGGTACAGGGCGCAGATCTCGCCCTTGGCGTTGCGGACCACCTCGATGTAGCCGTTCCCAGTGGCCTCTTCGTCGATCTTGACCAGGTAGAACAGCTGCGTCAGCGGCATCTGGGTGTTGGGTCTGGACAGAAGCTTCTTCAGCTTCCTGGTCTCCTCCACCACCACGTCACGCTCTTTGCTGTCCGCCTCGGCCTTGATCCCGTGCAGCGCCTCGACGTACCAACCCAGGCCCACCGTGTTCCGGGCGTAGGCCCGGATGGCGCGGCCCAGACGGGTGTTCTGCTCCATGGCCGCCGCCCAGACATCCGGGTTGAACCGGGGCTGGACGTACTCCCCACCGGCCATGTCCTGGAACGGGTCACCCTTGAGCTGCTGGCTCAGGGAGTTCTCAGATGGAGCGCCCGTGACGGTCCCGGTGGGAGAAGTGGTATCCGTGCTGCTGCTGTCGCTGCTCTTGCCGAACAGCGCCACGCCAACCAGTTGGCCCATCTTCTCGGGGCTGACGTCGCCCTGAGTCAGGACCGCCTCGTAGGCTTCTTTGCCAAGCTCAGACATCAGTTCCTCCGGACCCCGGCACAGCCGTGGTCAGTTTCACGGATCAATGGTGTACCCCTGCACCCGGACACCGGAGTCACTCCGATCCCCGCTCGACCCGATGCAGACGTACTGGTTCTCGTCGATCGGCAACCAAACGGAGTTGAACACCTTGGAGTTGTCATTGTCGTCATGCGCTTGGCAGGCCGCACCAAGGAAGTGGTTGCTGCTACCGTTGTAGAGCTGCGCCGGGGCGTAGTAGTAGCTCCCGTTGTCCCCGTCGTAGCAGTAAATGTAGAACCCCAGGAGCACGTGCAGCGAGCACTTCGGAACCTCGCCGTCAAGATGGTAGTCGTTGAGGCTCCCCGGGAAGGAACCGGTGAACTCGTTCACAGCGGTCGTGTACACGACTTGGTTACCGGCCTGCTCAATCCTTATCAGGGTGGTGCCGCTAGTCTTGATCGCGCCGACGATGCGCTTGTAGACGTAGCCCGAGGGCATGGTCGGACTGGTGTAGCTCGTGGACGCCAGCGACGCGACAGTACCACCCGCCTGCTTGATCAGGTAGATGTAGTACCAGGTGCTTGACGCGATGGATCCCGCGTCCCGCCCGTTCGCGCCCACAACAGCCATGTTGAGCGTCAGCGTGGACGTGGTCTCGATGATGTCCCCACCGTCAACGTCCCCCACCCGGAAGCCGGAAAAGATGGTGATCTGGGAAGTCGGGACCGCCACGTCGTTTCGGAGGCGCCCGAGCGTGAAGACGCTCTTGATGAGCGCCTCACTTATCCTCGGCGGGAAGACCTTGGTTTCAGCCATCTGGCTCGGCCTAACCCTGCGCCCACTGGATGATGGCCGCACGACTCTCGGCGCCGGCCACGCCCGATGTCTTGAACCGGATCTGGCAGCCGTTGGGCAACGCCACCGGGTAGGGCACCCGCGCGTTCGGGAAGACGTAATTGGAAACCGTCGACCCGGTCACCTTGTCGATGATGAACTCCTGATCCCCCCAGATGGCGGAAAGGATCATGTCGGCGGCCCCCGCCGTCACCCGCTTGTAGAG